CAACCCTTGTGCAGAGCAGTCACTTGAGTCCTATGAGTGCTGTACGCTCGTTGAGACTTATTTAAATCGCCATGAGTCACTTGAGGACTATAAGAGAACTTTAAAGTTTGCATACCTCTACGCAAAGACTGTAACTCTTCTTCCAACTCATTGGGAAAAGACAAATGCAATCATGCAGAGAAATCGCCGTATTGGAGCATCCATGTCTGGGATTGCGAACTTTGCCGATATTAATGGAATCCCAGTTCTTCGTGAATGGATGAATAGCGGTTATGAAACGGTTAAGAGATATGACAATATTTACTCTGAGTGGTTCGGTATTCGTGAATCAATCAAGATGACAACCGTTAAGCCTTCGGGCACTGTTTCAATTCTTGCAGGTGAATCCCCAGGTGTTCATTGGACTCCGGGCGGTAAATATTTCCTTCGTGCAATTAGATTTGGAAATGATGATCCAATGCTTCCACTGTTCAAAATGGCAAATTATCGTGTTGAACCAGCCTCCGAATCCCCAGACACAACATCCGTTGTATTTTTCCCAATTAAATCTGATGCCGAAAGAGCAGAGCGTGATGTAACTATCTTTGAAAAGATGGCGATTGCTTCTGTTGCTCAAAGGTATTGGTCAGATAACTCAGTATCAGTAACAATCTCTTTTGACTCAGAAACTGAACAAAAACATGTTGGCACAGTTCTTCACATGTACGATGGTCAACTTAAAACTGTTTCATTCTTGCCTTCTGGAAACTTTACTTATCCACAAATGCCTTATACACAGATTACTGAAAAGGAATATGTTGAAGAAGGCGAGATGAGATTGTTCCCAATTGACTTTGCTGGTGTATATGCAGGAATGGCTGCAGATGCAGTTGGAGAGAGTTATTGCACAACAGATAGTTGTGAAATCAAACTTATTAAAGACAACATTGCTCACTAATTGCATAAAACTGTCGCCAGTGTGTAGATAATTTAAAGAAAGTGATGTAGAATTGTATCTATATGAGTTCTGACATTATTAAAAATAAGAAAATTTGGGTTCCTGAAAGATCTTATGGCGTTTGTCTTTGGATGATGCCTGATGGTTTCCCATTATCAGATGGCGATGGTGTTCTTTCAGCAGAGGGTTTGATGAATGATCCTAGTATTGAAAAAGCCGTTGCAGAAGCTGCTAAGTACTGGACAGGTTCTGAAGAAGGAACCATTAGATGGGTTGCTGGAGCAAGAAAGATTACATCTTCTGAAAGAGATGACCAAGCTGAAAGACTTTCTAACGGCTTAATTGCCGATCCATACGAAGATATGTTTGATGCATACTTTGCACACCAGAGGACAATATGATTCAAAAAATGGAAGTTGTTCAAGATGAACAAGTAGAACTGGAATTTGATGATATTTCATATAATGCTTTTGATGCAGAAAAAAAGATAACAGACCCGTTTGTTTCAGTAAAAATGTCCTCTCTTTCTCCACGAATGAAAAGAAAAGCACAAAGACTTCAAAAAAAATATGAAGGCGAAGATGGTACTGGTACTAAATATATTGATCCTCTTGTTGTTAATGGATACTCACTATGGGACATTATTAACCCTCCATATGATTTAGACAATCTTGCACATCTTTATGATCAAAGTTCTATTCACTATGCTGCAATTAATGCACGAGTTATGAACACTGTTGGACTTGGGTATGAATTTAAAGAAACTTTGAAAGCAAAAAGAAAAATTGAAAGAGTTCAAGATGACAGACCAAAACTTGAAAGAATGAGAAGGCAGATGCAAGATCTCAAAGAAGAGATGGATGATGCTTTTGAAGCTTTAAACATTGAAGAGACTTTGATTGAAACAATGGTTCGTGTTTGGCAAGATGTTTTAACAATTGGGAATGGTTATTTAGAGATTGGTCGCAATAACTCTGGGAAGATTGGCTATATAGGTCATATCCCCGGAACAATGGTTAGAGTCCGCCGAAAGAGAGATGGCTTTGTTCAAATCTCTAGAAGTAATAAAATTCAAGCAGTGTACTTTAGAAACTTTCAAGATACAGAGATGGAAGATCCAATTAACATGGATCCTAATCCTAATGAAATTATCCATTTTAAAATGTACTCACCAAATAATACCTACTACGGCATTCCACCAGCCGTTTCTGCTGCTGCAGCAATAATTGGTGATAAGTTTGCTAAAGAATATAACATTGATTATTTTGAGAATAAAGCAATTCCTCGTTATGCAATTATTCTCAAAGGTGCAAAGATTAGTCAACGCTCAAAACAAGAACTTGTTAATTATTTTAGAAATGAAGTTAAAGGTCGCAATCACGGTACTTTGATTATCCCCCTTCCTGCTTCTATTGGTTCTGATACTGATATTAAATTTGAAAAATTAGAAGCTGGTATTCAAGATTCATCTTTTGACAAATATCGCAAGTCAAATCGTGATGAAATCCTTGTAGCCAATAGGGTTCCTGCACCAAAAGTTGGTGTATATGACAATGCAAACTTGGCTGTTTCACGAGATGCCGACAAGACATTTAAGATGCAAGTTATTGGGCCTGATCAAGCAGTTATTGAAAAGAAACTTAATCGCCTTGTAAAAGAGTTTACAGACCTTTTGCAATTAAAGCTTAATAAGATTGACCTTATGGATGAAGAGATGGAGTCAAGAATCTACGATAGATATCTTAGAACAGAAGTCATTTCTCCAAATGAGGTTAGAACTAAAGTTGGACTTCCAGAACGCAAAGATGGCGATGATGTCCTACCTTTCCCAACAAAAGTGAAAAAAGAAGAGGCAAGCGCAGGAGCACCGATTGGCAACTCTAATAATGCTTCATCAATTCCACCAAAGTCTAGATCAGATGCTGGCTCAACACCAACAGGTGTTCAAGGCAGTGGTGATCAAAAAGAAAGAGGTCAGAGTCAAGACTCTGGCGACAATATAGATACCGTTAAGGTATTTGAAGGAGAAAAAAATGAGTGACAATACTTTAGTATTTTCAAATACAGCACTAACTAGTGCCAGTGGAGTTGTGAGTGTAGGAAGACATACTGCTTCGCTTAAGATTCTAAACACACATGCAACTACAAATGCAACTGTAAAACTTAATGGAGGACCATTAACTATTCTTGTTCCGGCAATGAATAGTGGTGGTGGCTATTTAAAGGTTTATGGAGACTATACACAAATTGAAGTAGTAACAGCTAATGTAACATTAGCAGTAATGGCTTTTGGCTAATTATACAAATAATGGTGTATAATTTAAAATTACGAGGTAATCATGGAAAACTTTAATTTATCTTTCCCAATTGACATGATCAAGAAAGAAGAAAGAATTGTTAGCGGTATTGCTACTGCTGATAATATTGACAAATCTGGTGATATTGTTGAATTTAGCGCATCATTAGAAGCATTTAAGAATTGGGGTGGAAATATCCGTGAGATGCATTCCCCAGTTGCTGTTGGAAAATCAGTAGGTTTTGAACCTGTTGAAATTACGGCAGAAGATGGAAGTAAGTATAACGCAATTAAAGTTAGTGCTTATATATCAAAAGGTGCTCAAGATACTTGGGAAAAAGTACTTGATGGAACTTTAAAAGCTTTCTCTATTGGCGGAAAAATTATGGAAAAAGCTGAATCTGCTGAAAAGATGTTCCGTGGAAGACCAGTTAATGTTATCAAGAAGTACATGCTTGGTGAATTGAGTCTTGTTGACAACCCCGCCAACGCTTTGGCAACTGTTGATATTATTAAAATGGATGTTGATGGAAATCTTGAATACATCCTTGACCTTGTTGAGAAGGCAAACAAATATAAAGATCCTAAAGGTGGTTTAACCGCTGCCGGTCGTGCCCATTTTAAACAGACAGAAGGTGCCAACCTTAAGCCGGGCGTAAGAGGTGCTGCTGATACTCCTGAAAAAATGCGGAGAAAAGGTTCATTCCTTACAAGATTTTTTACAAACCCATCTGGTCCTATGAAAGATGAGAAAGGAAGACCTACGAGGCTTGCGCTGTCAGCGTCTGCTTGGGGTGAACCTGTGCCACAAAATGCACAAGATGCAGCAGAATTAGCTGCAAAAGGTCGGAGACTTCTTGAAAGATATCAGAATACTAAAGAAAAAGGTGTTGAGATTGAAATGGAAAAAGAGGGTGAAGTAACGGCTGGGAACATGGGGGCAGGAATTAAAAACCCAACACAAGGTAGTTTTAAAACACCAACTCAGCCAAAGAAAAAGAAAAAGCAGTTTTCTATGAAAAACAAAATTAAAAAAGGATCTCCACTAACAGACTCGTTGAACAATCTATTGTCCAATACTGCAGTCTTATATTTTTCTTCACATAGAGCACACTGGAATGTTGAAGGTGTAGATTTTCGTGAATATCACGATCTCTTTGGGGAAATTTACGCAGATACATATGATTCAATTGATCCAATTGCTGAAAGTATTAGAAAACTTGGAGACTTCCCTATTGCATTAGGGGATGCTGAGGATATGTCCGCATATGAGGATGATTCAGCAACAACAGACGCAAGAGAACTTGCAATGGATATTTACGAAAAAAACAAAATGTATTTGGAATTAGTAAAAGATGCTTTCAATGTTGCAACAGACTCAAATGAACAAGGTATTGCAAACCTTCTTGCTGGAAGAATTGAAATGCATGAAAAATGGGATTGGCAACTTCGTGCATCTCTTGGTATTTCAACAGGAACACCAACAGAAGACCCAGAAATGAATGATGATCAAGAAAATTCAATGATGGCAATGCTTAATCAAGTTCTTACAAATATGGATAAGTTTGAAAATGAATCAGATTTAATCAAAAATCAAGACATGTCATTGCAAAATGATATAAACTATGATATGGTCTTAGACATGAATGAACAAGAAATAAATAGACTCTCTCTTCTTAAGAGAATGGTCAATTGGCTTGTTCCAGATGTTCAAGAAAATACTTCAACAACAGATATAGTTGAAGTTAATCAAAACACACAGGAGGAACATATGGATATTGAAGTCCTTAAAGATGCTCTGAGTTCTGTTGTTGACGACAAGTTGGCTAACTTCGCTACTTCCATCAAGGAAGAGATTGAAGTATCGCTGAACGACAAAATCGACAATATTACAAAGGGATTTGAAGCCAGCACTGCTGAGCTTCAAGAAAAACTAGAAGCCGCAGAAAAGGCTCTCTCTGAAACAGAAGAGCAAGTTAGCAAGTTTGCTGACGCGGGTGCTATCAAAAAAAGTGTTGACCCAGAAGAAGATGAAGAAGAAGAGGCTATTGTCAAGTCTGCTCCAAAGTCTATCTGGAACAATGTATATTTACCACAAGGCGTGATTAACGCTCTTGGGTACGAGTCATAAAAGGAGAATACAACATGGCATCACAAGAAGAAATTCTATCAAAAGCTGACGAAGTAACAACCGGAGTAGTTGGCAACGATTCAGGCGGTCTGTTAAAGCCAGCCCAGTCAAATCGTTTCCTTGACTTTGTTATTGATCAGTCTGTTCTCATGCAGAACGCAAGAGTCGTTCGCATGCGCACACCACAAATGGAAATCGATAAGGTTTCCGTTGGCACTCGCTTGCTTTCAAAGGCAACTGAGGCAACAGATACTGGCGCAAACGCCGCTGTCTCATTCACAAAGGTGTCAATCAGCACCGTGAAGTTGCGTCTTGATTGGGCAGTTTCGACTGAATCACTTGAGGACAACATTGAAGGTGCTTCACTTGAAGATCACATCGCTCAGGTTATGGCTCGTCAGACAGCAAATGACCTTGACGACTTGTTCATCAATGGTAATACATCTTCTAACAATGGTCTTATTAAGGCCCTTGATGGTTTCGTAAAGCTTGCAAAGGCAAATGGTCGTACAGTTGATGAAGCTGGCAACCAAGTGTCAAGAGCTACTTATGATCGCATCCTTCGTAACTTGCCAACCAAGTACCTTCAGCGCAGAAATGAGCTGAGTTTTTTCTCTGGTTCTGGAGTTGTACAGGATACAATCTATAGCTTGGGCAATCCAAACTCTGCAACTGCAGCAACTGCAGGAGCACCTGCACCAATGTCACAAGTTGGTGAAATGGCGTTCCTTCAGGGTTCAATGCGTGGAAATGGTGGTGCTGGTTCAACTGGTATCTCCCCATTCGGCATTCCGTTGATTGAAGTTCCATTGATGCCAGAAACTGTATCAGGAGATTACTCTGGTGCAGCTGGTTCACATGGTTATGTTGAATTGACTTTCCCTAACAATAGAATCATCGGTATCCACCGTGATATTACTGTTTATCGTCAGTTCAAGCCAAAGACGGACACCATTGAGTACACTCAGTTCATGAGAGTCGGTTCAAACATCGAAAACGCTGATTCATATGTAATCGGTAAGAATGTTAAGCTTCGCAGCCTTTAACATTTAATTTAAAAAATTATGTAAGATGGAGGGTGAAATATCCCTCCATCTCGCATTTTATATAAGGATATGGTAATCTATTAACTATGAGTGATAATGTTATTAAAAGCACAGATGTAACTTCTGCAACAGAAGAAAAAAATGTTGTAAAAAAAGCTCCAGTCAAAAAGGCTGCAGCAAAAATTAAAGTAGAAAAGAAAGAAGAAGGTATTGAAACTGGTAAGACAGTTATTATTTTTGATAGCGGTTTTTCTTACTCCTCTGGTGATATTCAATTCACAAGAGAGGATTACATCCAAGAAGTCTCAGAAGATGTTGCCAACTTTCTTTTAACTCTTGATAATTTTAGACTTCCGAACACGGTTGAGCTTGAAGATTATCTTAATTCCAAGGAGGAATAATTATGGCGGGTAGCCTTTCAAATTATGCCGAAAACAAGGTTCTTGACCATGTTCTAGGAACAACAACTTTTACAAAGCCAACAACATATGTTGCTTTATACACAGTTGCCCCGACAGATTCTACTGCGGGAACTGAAGTTACGGGTGGCAGTTATGCAAGAGTTGCAGGTGTGTTTGATGCCTCAGTCGGTGGTGCTTCTTCTAACACAAGTAACATTGACTTTACTGGAATGCCTGCATGCACTGTCGTTGCTGTTGGTATTCTTGACAACTCTACTGGTGGAAACCTTCTTGTTCATGGAACATTGACTGCAAATAAGGCTCTTGACGCTGGTGACACATTAAGAGTTGCAGCTGGTGACTTAGACATCACAATTGACTAATAGGAGCTTGTATGCCAATTGAA